AATGTAGCTACAGCGACAGGCACTACATTAGATACACTAGATTATACTGCTGAAAAATGGGTAGGAAAAATTTGGTGGGATATCGGAAGTGCTAGATTTATAAATCATCACCAAGGAGATATTTTAGAATCCACTGCTAACTTTAATACACTATTCTCTGGAACAACAGCAGATGTATATGAATGGGTAGAAAGTGATTTGCTTCCAAGTGAATGGGACGCACAGACAGGCACAGAAGAAGGATTGACAAATGGTATAAGTGGTACAACCAAATATGGTGATACAGCCTACAGCACTAGAAGATTATATGATTCTGCTTCGCAGACTTTTTCAAACCATTATTATTATTGGGTAAAAGATAAACTTACATTACCAGATGATGTTACAAGAAGAACAACAGCTTCTGATATTAGTAAATTAATTACAACACCAGCTCAACAAGGAGTAAGATTTGTAGCACCGTTAGGTAACAATAGATTTGCTTTGTATAATTGTTCTAGTTTAATTAAAGATAAAGATGTAGGTATCACATTTAATTGGTGGACAATAGACAATCAAGAACAAAATGTTCATAACGAATATCAAATTATTTCCGATGGTTTAGAAACAAGTATACCTAACGACACTATTAAACAAAAATGGATTGATAGTTTAGTGGGCTTTGATATGAACGACAGACCAGTGCCGGACGAAGACTTACCTATTAGACAAAGATATGGAAATTTAAATGATCCAAGACAAAGCTGGTTTATAAACAGGACTGAAGCTAGAAAACAATTTATAGAGCGTGTTAATAAAATTTTAAAAACACAATTGATTGTTGATAGTAAAGACTTATCTGGTTTAACAGCAATAGATCCTAGGCCTTCTAGCGTGTCAGGAATATACGACACAACATCAGATACGTTTGCGGAATTAAGATTCATTAGTGTTGCCAATGTTAAACAAGCAAACCTGACACTAGAAGTTGAAAACGGAACAATTATAAATGTTTTGATAAACGATCCTGGTAAAGGATACATCAATTCACCTACATATACTATAAAAGATACTACAGGAAAAGATGCTGAATTAAGTTTCGTACTAGCTACTGACGGTAGTATATCATCAGTCAACATAGTTAACGGCGGAACAAATTATGTGTCACCAACTATTGAAGTAAGAAAATTTAGTGTGTTGGCTAAAACTGATGAAACAGTAGGAGGTAAGTGGGCGGTATTTGCTTGGGATGGATCAGAATGGTTAAGAACGTTGACACAAGCATATGATGTAAATGCTTATTGGCAATATATTGATTGGTACGAAACAGGATATAATAATTTTACACCTATTAATTACACAATCTCTAGTAGTTATGAACTGTACGGATTGGGAGATAAAATAGGTGACGTGGTTAAAATTAATAATGTAGGGACAGGCGGCTGGTTGCTCCTAGAAAAAGAAGACGATCAAGATACCGAAGATTATACAATTAACTATAAAACAATAGGAAGACAAAACGGAACTATTGAATTTAAAAATTCTTTATATGATGTAACAAATGAAAACATAGCGTACGATGGCAGTGGATTTGATAAAATATTTTATGACACAGAGCCTGTCGCTGAAATGCGTTTGATAATAGGAATATTAGAAAATAATATTTTTGTAGATGATTTATTGAAAAATTGGAACGAATGTTTCTTTGCTGGTTTAAGATATGTGTTTACTGAACAACCTAATGTTGATTGGGCGTTTAAAACAAGTTTCATAAAAGCAAAACACAATGTAGGAGAATTAGATCAACGCATTACATTTAAAAATGATAGCTTACCTAGTTACGAATCATACATAAATGAAGTCAAACCATATAGAACGAAAGTAAGAGAATATTTAAGTTCATACGAAAAAACAGATCCTAGTTCAACAGTTGTCACAGACTTTGACTTACCTACAGTCTACAATGAAATAGAAGGTAGAATAACACCACAATCTGTACAAGTAATAGATAATAAAATAGTATCTGGATTTTCAGAAATAACAAAATATCCAAGTAAACATTGGGCAGAAAATATTGGATTTGAACTACAAAGTTTAAGCATTGCTGATACTGGGGTAGGTTATTTAGATGCTCCTGTAATCAAGATCACCGGAGGTGGTGGATCAGGAGCAAAAGCAACAGCATTTATTGGAACTGATGGAAAGATTACTGCGGTCAAAGTTACTAATACAGGATCAGGATACCTTTCACAACCAACAATAACTTTAGAAGGATCTTTACAAGATGGAGGATCACCAGCAAGATTAAGTCCTGTGTTAGGTGGAGGAAAAGCTAGATCAACTCATCTAAGATGTAAGTTTGATAGAGTTACAGGAACATACTTGTTTAGCCAGTTATCGACTACAGAAACATTTACAACAACATCCAATCAACAAATATTTGATTTGAAATGGCCAATGCAATTGAAAAACACACAAATCACAGTGACCGTGGATGGGTTGGAAGCATTAAGAAGTGAATACACATTTGAAAATAAATCTGACTCAAGCAAAGGTTATTTGAGAAAATATGGAAGAATATTTTTTACTGAACCTCAGTCAGCAAGTAAAAGTGTTGTAATTACCTACAATAAATCCGCAGAGCTTTTACAAGCTCAAGATAGAATTAATTTTTATTATAATCCAACCACCGGCATGTTTGGAAATGACTTAGGACAAATTTTAGACGGTGTTGATTACGGAGGAGTAGAAGTAAGCAGTTACAGTTTTGGTACAGGTACTGGTTGGGATTCAGATGCTTGGTTTACAACAACTTATGATACTTTTGATACGACATTTGATGATGAAATATTCCAAATGGACGGTAGCACAGAAGTGTTTACATTGAGTAAGCCTTTGGAAAATAATGTTGTTTATAATGTTTACCTAAATGGGAAAAGGATAGATGATCCAAACTTTGGCACAGCATCACAAACAAACGTAAATGCTGTAATGAGTAGTATTACAGGTGACGGTACGCAAACTACAATTACTATTACCAATGATATACAAAAGTTTGTAGCAAATGATGTTGTTGTATTTAGAAAAACTACATCAGATGGATCTTTCTTACCTGATCCTAGATCTTATGATACTGTTTTAAGTGGAGGAGACTTACAGTTTAGTACGGCCAAAGGTATTAATCCGGAAGAAATAATTATAGATGGAGATGGTTTTGTAACTCCGACTACAAGTAAAGGACCAGAAGAACAAATCCCAGGGCAGGTTTTAGATACAGTTGATATAAAAGTGTTCCATAGACCAGAAGCAGGAGGTAGCTTATTGAGTAGTAATTGCTATAATGCTGATGGAAATACAGTAGACTTTAAATTTGGCATACAGCCGCAAAGTGAAAATGGCTTGTATGTAAGATTAAATAGAATTACGCAATCACCAACTACATATAAAGTAGATTATAGGAATAAAACTGTTAGATTCAATACTACTCCTTCAAATGGTACCAGTGTTAACATAATCAGTGTTAGTGGTAATGGAGAGAATATTATTGAGTTTGATGAATTTACAGGTGATGGTTGTACAACACAATTTAAAACAAAAGCTCATTGGACAACAAAATTAGATTACATTGCCACTGTTGATGGAAAAGAAGTAGAATCAGTGTTAGTGTCTAGTGAAGATAGTGGAATACAAGATCCTAAAGCAGTAATAGTATTTGGTAGAGCTCCAAGAGACGGAAGTGTAATTAACTTTGCTGTATACGATAAAGTTCAAAGTTACAGTAAGATAGAAACACAAGAGTTCACTGGGGACGGAAGCACAGTTAACTTTACATTAGAAAAAACTCCATACTCTACTATTCCACATACACACAACGTTGTGGTACAGGTAGGAAACAAAATACTTAATGCTGGTTACAATCAACAGTTTACAGTTCAAGCAGGAGTATCAGAATACTTTTTAGAAATATGGCAAACACCTATAGGAAGTTTTGATAATTCAAACGTGTTGGCTATTCTTAATGGAACAGAATTAAAAATTGCTACTGAATTTAATATACGTCCAGCTAATAGTTCTATTATACTAGAACCAGGCATAGGACAACCAGGAGATATATTAGAAGTTTATATTAGAGATGATGGAGAATATGCTTTTGGAGCAGTTGAAGTAATTAACAATCAAAATACTTGGGTTGAAACACCCGGTGTATTAAAACTAGATGTTGCGCCTGCTGTAGGAGAAACAATAAAAATCACTACATACAGTAAACATGACATACAAGATTTTGAAAGACAAAATTTTGATATAATAGCAAGATCAACTCTGTCAGTTGGTAGTGAAGATCACATACAATACAATCATCTAAAGGCAGGATTAGTTGAACTTAGAAAGACAGCCATAGATGCTCAGTATGTATGGTTTATAGTAAATGGCGAACTAAAGACACCTAGCGTAGATTATTATCTTACAGATGACAAAAAATTTGTAAAATATAACAATCCTTTAGTAGATAATGACGTTATAGAAATAATTCAATATAGCTCCGACGGTCCGATTACACCTAAGTTTGGATTTAGTCAGTTCAAAGATATACTTAACAGAAACATTTACAAGCGACTAGGTGACGTAGCACCATTAAAACTTGCTGAAGAGCTTAAAGTTACAGACAAACAAATTAATTTGATAGATGCTAGTACAATAAGTGCTCCAGATAAAAACAGTGGCATACCAGGAATATTGTTTATAAATGGTGAAAGAATTACGTTTTTAATTAAACAAGGTAATGTATTAAAACAAATACAAAGGGCAACATTAGGTACAGGAGCACCAGATGTACACCCAGCTGGTAGTGACGTATATAATCAAGGATTACAGCAGACAGCACCATACGCAGATAAAACTATAACTGAAGATTTTGTTGGTGATGGTTCTACGAGCGTATACGAATTATCGTTTATACCTAATTCAGTCAATGAATTTGAAGTATTTGTTGCTGGCAAGAGATTAAGAAAGAATAGTATACAGATGTTCGATGTTACAATAGATCAGGATTCTCCTGAAGCAGATGTGACATCACCTGCTCAATTTAGTGTTGATGGCACAACGAATCAGCTAACTTTAACCACTACACCGGCAAATTTAGCTAAAATACAAGTCATTAGGCGCACAGGTACACTATGGACAGATAACGGACAATCCTTAAATGATGCGGAAAGTTTGGTAGCACGTTTCTTTAAGGCGGAAAAGGTGGAGCTACCAAAATAAATACAGTTGTAGGAAAGTGATATGATAGACAATTTCAAAGAAAATAACGGGGTGCTTTTACAAGGGCATATCAAGATTTTTGACCCATCAAATGGTGAGATTATTGTTGATAAGCG